CTAACTTCGGTAATAACTTTGATCGCATTGAGAACGTGATGATGCTGAATACACCAAGTAGAGTCGTTAATACAGAAGAATGCGGCAAGACGGAGGACATGAGCATCCTCGCGGGATTGGAAGCTGGATCGGAATGGATCGCGGTGCAAGACACGACTGCGATACCACTTGTCGAAAGCTTTACGTCCACCTTCAGTAATTTGTATTCTTTCGACTTCTTTGGCCCGAACAGAGATGTCTGCAAGTCGTTTAGAAATTCTCTCTCTGATTTCTGCATTTTGAGGCTCCGGCCACGGTGCGCGGCGTTTGGGTTCTTCTGCTACAACGAACATTACTCTGGAGGTAAAACCGCCTTCAATAACGTCGGGGTTAACGGCCCTAACAAGCCACGAAGGAGTAGAGGCAGACAAGAAGGACACGAAAACATCTTTAAGGTCTCTTGAGCCGCTGGTGAGACTCCCTCCCCCACTTCGAATACTAGGACAATCGTAGAGGTCTGTGAGTAATGTGGGCATCGCAGAAACATACTTCTCTCTCCCTAGGAATGTAACGAGTTCCGATATCGAGATAATCGCGGCTGACGAGCCTGTCTTAATCGCTTGGTTATGTAGCTTTTCTTCTAAAGCTTCAGGCGTAATTTTTGCTTCAACCAGTGCCAATGCTTCGTTAGCAAGTTCTCTAGCGAAATTAGTGGCGTGACGAACTGCGGTAGATTTTCGCGTGACACCGCTTTCTGCAATAAGTAGAGCAAACAGATTGAGATAGACCGGGGCACCGCCGCGATCAACCACAAGATTGCGACCAATAGCAGAAGAAGCCAGCCAACAACCCGTCCAAAAGTCGTAAGCATAGGGAGTCTCCAATGGTTCCATGTACGAGAGATAGTCCCCCAAGAGTGTTCCTGGGGGACAGAGTTTCTTGTACTGAACCCGCTTAGAACGGGATTTCGTCATCTAATGTTCTCGTGTTACCTAGCGTAGAAGATCCAACAATTGTTGGCACAGGCTCGCGGTAGACATCTTGAGGCATCTTCTCAGTGTAGCCTTGTTTAAGCATACCTAATCCTGCGTAACGCTTTTCTTGTTCTTCACGCTGCTTCTTAACTTCTCGGTCAATTGTATCCATCATATCGCCAAGGCTTGTCCAACGATCAAACACAAAAACTGACGAACCTTCTTGATGTGAAAACACAACAAAGCTATCATCGTTGGCAGAACGTGTAATATTGACAGTTCCCATCATGCAGCTAACTTCACTTTCTCTGTAATTGTTGACCAGCGGTGTACACCAAACTCATCCGGCACGCTGGTTTTCAAATCTGCCGGGATGATTAGTTCACGCTTCTTACCGTCAATGCCTTCAATGATTAACGGTTCTTCTGCGTGTTTCTTCATGATCCGCCTAACCGTTGGGCCGTCTTCGTGTTTACGAATTGCAATGAGTGCGTCATGGATGTTAAGTGCCATTCGTGCTGTAGATGGCCATTCAGGATCATCCTCGCAAAGGTAAATGCAACGACTAACTTTATCACCCACGGTCGATTGAGGATAAAACGCGACAATAGACTTGAGGGCTTCATCGTCGAAACGCTCAAGTAAAATCCACCTACGACCATACGCGTTATAGAGACGTCGATGTTTGCGAACTTCATCAGCTGTAGCTTGCCAACCCTTTTGAAGCTCTGGATTAACTCTGTGATATGCACGCCAGAGTTCTTCACCTCGATAAAGGGAGCAAGAGAAAGTATCTGTAGACAATGTTTCCGCGAGACGATCAGCGCCCATCCGATAATTGAGCCCATGACGACACCGCTTAGCAAGATAGCGGATAGTAGGAGTACCATCTTCATTCCAGTCTTCCTTCGGTACGTCGTCGTATGGAGTATCGAACATTACACTTGCTAAAGCTCTGTGAGCGTCGTAGATGCCATCAATTCTAGCTTGTTCGAACTGTTCAATCCAAGAGTGAATTGCATATTTCCACCCAACAACTCTAGCTTCTGCTTGACCAAGGTCGAAATAATCAAATCCATATCCTGGATCAGCGATGAAAAGTTTATGCGCACGCCCAGGTTGGTTCTGTAAGTTAGTTCCACTGCCCCACAACGTAGAGCTTGAGCTAAGTCTTCCAGGAGCACTGGCAACGCCTGTTTGCTTATATTCACAGCGGACTCGTTCATCTTCGTCTGCCTCCATTTCGGCATATGTACCTAAGAACTTCTTTTCCTTAGCATACATGTCTTGAACGTTAAGCATTTCCCGAGCAATCGCAGGAGTGCGCGGGTGTGCCTTCATTCTAAGTCTATTTTTAACGTCAGTCGCAGTACCCCGGCCGACCAGTCTAAGCTTTCTAAAGTACAGTTCGGCCATTTGCTTAGGACTGTCAGGATTTGGCTTGTAGTCTTCGTCTTCGCCAGCTGCTTCGCGAGCAAGTTCCCAGAAGCGCTGTTTAAGGCGGGCCACTTCTTCTGCGACGTCCTTACGGATCGTTTCTTTGAGTGCGAGGTCAAGCTTAATCCCGCCTACAGTCATGTTGATTAAGTGAGGCTGCAACCGCATGACGTGACTGAAGAAAAAGTCAGCCATTCCTTGCTGCTCCAATTCTTTGAGCATGGCCTGCTGACACGCCAAAGTAATGCAACAGTCTTTGACATTATAGTTCCAAAAACTATCAATGTCGGACCCTTCCTTCCAAGCTTTCCCTTCATCCTTGTAAAACGGATGAGTTGTATACTGAGAAGTGAGAAATCCCAGATTATGGGGGAGGGAGGGATACAAGGTGTGATGCGATAGCATAGTGTCAAACCAGAACTTCTTAATTCGAAGTCTGTCAAAGTAGGCCAGCCAGCTAGCATCGAACATTCCATTCTGTGCTACGAGTTGTACAGTCTCGTCACTGATGAATTGCTGCAGTCGTATACGTACTTTGGACTCGTCTCGGACTGTAAACCGATTAGATGACCTGTCACGAAAATTGATACACATTCCGGTGTTGACAGAATTTGCAAAACCGATACATGCGGTCTCCCCACCAATTGACTCAATGTCGAGTGACACCGGCAGCTTTTCGTCTTGCATCTTGTCGAGCCACGCCACCGCCTCAGCGGGACTTGGGTTAATAATAGGCGATATAATGTGTTCTCGGTATTGTCCGTCGATAACACTTTTAAGCCTCCCCACATCGAACTTAAACATGATTTCCCACTTGGGTTCACGAATAACCGCTGCGGGATTTAACATGCAGATTACACGAACGTCGCGCACAGTTCCTTGGCTGATGGATTGTACCTGAGTATCAAGGACCGACCCGCGGTAATGCTGAATGCCGCTAAGGCCTGTAACAGCTTCAAGCGCGTAGTTGCCGAGCACGATGATGTATCGAAGGTTTGGTAACTGTTGTAGTTCCCACTGCAACACGCCAACATATTGATCGATCTCAGCGCGATCAATGACAACCTTCTCGTCAGCTGTTGTTCGAAGTCGACGCTTGACGACGTTACTAATATAAGTATTTCGTCTGGTGAGTCCAATGCCCCGGACCGCCTCCCAGAATAGTTTCCCTGACGATCCAATAAGAGGTGACTTGAGGTGCTCTTCTCTCTCGCCCGGAGCCTCGCCAATAACAGCGACTTCAGCGTTGAAAAGTCCGTCGGGACCACAAGCCACCGATAAGCCAAGGTCAGCGCATCTACGATGAACCTCCCTGTTGATATCATTGATGTTCGCGACAGCCACATTGGGCCTCTTTCTTTCTCGATTTACGATGCCTACGTGAGTGGCCTAAAGTAACCAATCTTCGTCGCGCTGTCAGCAGCTTAGTGATCTGATTGTTTACCACCCAATACCACTCTTTTTCTTGTTCAGTCAGATATTCCAGAAACAATGGGTTGTCCCTGGAATACTGATTGTTACCCTTCATAGTGTAACTTCTACTCCAAGATGCTTCATCATCAACCCTTTCAATAAGGCTGTAAGAAACTCTTGATCCCCGTCATTAGGGATACGAACGTGTTTGATTTGATTATTAAATCTAGCAGATAGTTCAGCCCCCACGTAACTCCGACTATCGCCGTCAAAGCTAGCGCCAGAACGAGCCAACTCAACAACAAGAACGTTATCCACGCCAAAGGCTTTGACGATGGGCACAGCTTCTTCAACGAACCCGCTATCCGTGAAGATGAAGACGTTGTTTTGTTTGTCGAGTTTGACAGTTCTGAAAGCCACTTTACCGAAGAAGGAACTATCGAACCTGGGCTTAACGAATTGCTCGGATAGATCGATATAAACGTCCCTGGGCTTGCGTCCGTAGAACTCGACTTGCGGTTGGTTCTTCCAGTCATGGCCGTGCTCTTTCTCGTAATGCTCACAGCTGAATGGAATGCCGAACAACGCATGAGCAGCTTGCTTAAGAGGATCAGCGAACTTCATTAGAACAGGCTTGTATGTGGGCAAGTCAGCACGACCGTTAGGACGCTTGCCAAAGAGCATGTTTCGAATGATGATGCCTGACAAGTCTTTGCCTGAACCCGGCGGACCGTTGAGGAGGATTACTTTCTTATCCATGATGAGCACAATCCACAAAAGTAAAGCTGTCGGCGGTCCAACGAACTAGCGGTCGAGAATACTTCTTACGATTGTCTTCATTCTCATAGATAACTGTAGTCGGATACTTCTCGTCGTTGCCAGTTTCTTCATTGGTCCAGAATAGTACGCGATACATGTTGCCATTACGGTGCCGCCAACGTGTGCCAGAAATAGGAACAGGGATCATGTTTAACCCTTCTTAGTACAAGCAGCAGCCATACCGCGTTGGTCAGTAATCAAGCACACATGCTCTCTCGCCCTGGTAATACCAGTGTAGAAGTTTCTACGGTTGAGCATGAAAGAGTGTGCCTTCGGAGCGAGATAGATTACTTTTTTGTATTCGCTTCCTTGGCTCTTGTGCGTAGTAATAACATAGCCGAGAGCGATAGACCTTCTCGGATCAATCTCTGATGTACCGCCATAGCTGTTTTGGACGAGTAACAATGGAGGAATGGATTGCTCTCGATCGCCGAAGTCGATAACAACCTCGCCCGTCTCGTTATTAAGTTCGATGACAACGCCGCTTTCGCCATTGAAAACTCCAAGCTCGTACAGGTTTTGTGTGATAATTACTTTGTCACCGAGATAGACTTTGATCTTACCGCCCTTGTCACCACGGATACCACCATTACCGTAATCCCAATTGTGGCGATCAAGTTGCATAGGCGGAGTAGGATCATCTTCCTCATTATGGAACAAGGATTGGATCATAGTGTTAAGAGCGACTGTACCTAAGAAGCCCTTCTTCTGTGTGACGATGACTTGGTTTTCAATCGTAGCGAACGACACGCCGTGTTCGAAGTGTTGATCTAAGATATAATCACGTAGAACATCAAGCGGCTTCTCAGTGTAGATGTTCTTCCACTGCTCATTGTTCGTAGGATACTTGCCTTTTAGAATGCCGTTGGCGTTGAGTAAGATGCCGCTGTCCTGTCCTTGTCTGAATACTTGGTCGAGAGTGACCGAGGCAAACTTGTCATTATTGATAAGCTGCACAAAAGGAGCAGGAGCAGGTGCATCGCTATTCTTATCTTCTTCGATGGGGTCGAGTTGGTTAATATCTCCAAAGAAACGAATACGACCAGAGTTAGGTAAAGCGTCAATAAGGCCACGATACAACTCCTTGTTAGCCATCATGGCTTCATCGACATAGACAACATCAACTTCTAAAGGATTTTGCCTTGTTCTGCGAGGAGCGCTAACGCCAATTGGCTTTCCTGTTTTGGGGTCAGGGTCCCCTGGATGAGAATATTCGAGTAAGCGGTGGATAGTAGATGCTTCAATTCCGGTCGCTTCAAAAATTCGCTTAGCAGCTTTTCCAGTAGGAGCGCACAGCGCTGGGTTCCATCCGGCGTTTTGGTCTGCTTTGAACGCTTTCTTGAGGATAGTGGTCTTACCCGAACCAGCCGGTCCATTGACTGTGACAATCCTATTCTTTACATCGCAACACGCGTTGATCGCATCTGTTTGCTTGGGGTGCAGAGTAAGCTCCGCCGTTTCCCCGACTGGATCGGAGAGTGTGTCAGTTTCCATTTATTACCTCGATGAGCAAAGTTAAGTGGAAGCTCTTGCTAGACACAGGCGAGCTTGCCTTGACCTGTAATGGGCATGTAG